CAGCGATAGATATGGAATTACCTCGGGCTCAGAACTGTTGCGAGTCACAAATTTACCTGTAGCAGAAATTAATAGAAAACTTAATTCTAAACAACAGGAGGTTGATCCCGACAAGATTAAAAAACCGGTGCATCCAATGGCTGATCGTTTTTTAGAACAAGGATTGTTGTTTGATGATGTTAGAGGAGTTACAACTAGCTCGGCACGAAGAGAAGCACCTAGTATGGTATTTGGTATATCAACACCGGGTCCTTTGGATAAAAGAAACGATGCTAAAAAAGCAAAAATAGGAACACAAAATTATCAATCTCCGGCGCCGGTTCCAGTCAGTAGACTGGGTGGCACACAGTTTGTAATGGATGATGGTGATGACCGCTATGTGAGAGAAACACCTGCTGGATCTGGTCCAGTGAAATATATTGATGTTCTTGAAAAGAAAGTAGTAGGCACCAGCGAAACAGCAACCAATGCCGGAGAACCAACGATTCCTTATAATGAATATTTCCGTGTAAGAACTAGAACTGGACATCAAATATTGATGCATAATTCAGAAGATTTAATCTATATCGGAAATGCTAGAGGAACAACATGGGTTGAATTAACGTCAAACGGCAAGATTGATATCTATGCCCAAGACAGCATCAGCATCCATACAGAAACTGACCTCAATGTGTTTGCAAATAGAGATATTAATCTAGAAGCCGGCAGAAATATCAACATGAAATCGGGCGGTAGACTCAAGGCAGACATCGGATCCAACATGGAGCTGTTGATAGCAGCAGACGGTAAAATCACAGTTGGAGCAAACTGGGATCAAAAAATAGGTGGAACAACAAAATTAGCATCGACGGGCAATATCAATGTAGTATCAGCAGCAAATAATAGATTTACTTCAGGAGCAAGCACACACATTGTTGCGGTAGGAGAACTTAGAGAAAGTGCCAGTACGATACATATGAATGGAGCATTAGCTGATGTGGGCGATGTGGCAGAACAAGTGATACCGTTAACAACACATGCAAATCCGGTAACGTCTGCAGCAGCAGATTGGCCCTCAACAAAATATCAGACAGGAACAATATCCAGTATTATGAAAAGAATTCCCATGCATGAACCGTGGCCCTTGCATGAAAATCAAGTACCTCAATTTAATACGCCAACAAATACAGATAGAGATACCTAGGAGATATTATGGCAAATAAACTATACAATCAAAAAACTGTGGCAACCAACACAGCGTCTGTAGGTGATAAAGGCGGCACATTTACCTATAAGGGATTTAGTTCCAAAGAATTTTCTCGCAATTACAAGCTCTATGATATTGATCTTGTTAAGCAAGATCTAATCAATCATTTTTATATTCGCAAAGGTGAAAAGTTAGAAAATCCTGAATTTGGAACGATTATCTGGGATATGTTATTTGAGCCATTCACCGAAGAGGTAAAAAATATGATCGCTAAAGATGTAGAGACTATTATTAACTATGATCCGAGGATTGTGGTAAATGAAGTGTTGATTGATAGTACAGATATGGGAATACGAATACAAGCAGATCTAACGTACATACCGTTTAATATCAACGAACGCATGACATTTGATTTTGATAAGAACAATTCTATCATTAACTAAGCAGTTTATTTTGTTTGGTAAATATGATATAGGAACTGACAATGACAACAACTAGTAGACAAAATAACCTAATACTAAACCAAGATTGGACTAGGATTTATCAGACATTTAAAAATGCTGATTTTAAATCATACGATTTTGAAAATCTACGCAGGGTTATTATCACTTATCTAAGAGAAAATTACCCAGAAGATTTCAATGATTATATTGAATCGTCTGAGTATATGGCTCTCATAGATGCAATAGCATTTCTAGGACAAAGTCTAGCTTTCCGTATCGATCTAGCATCAAGAGAAAACTTTATTGAATTAGCAGAACGCAAAGAAAGTGTTCTACGTCTAGCTCGTATGCTTAGTTACAACGCCAAGAGAAACATAGCGGCGAACGGATTGATAAAATTTTCCAGTATAACAACCACAGAAGAATTGTTAGATTCAAACGGTAAAAATCTATCCAACCAGATAGTGTCGTGGAATGATCCAACTAATACCAACTGGTTAGAACAGTTTATCACAATTCTTAATGCAGCCATGGCTGACAACACAGAATTTGGTCGCAGTCAAGGATCTGGTACGATACAGGGAATTCCCACAGAACAATATAGATTCAAAACTATCAGCACCGATGTTCCGATTTATACATTTGGAAAAACAGTTGCAGCAAGATCCATGACCTTTGAAATAGTCAGCACAGCATTCAAAGACAGCGATACAGTTTATGAAGAACCGCCAGTGCCAGGAAATCAACTAGGGTTTATATATCGCAACGACGGCAAAGGACCAGGAAGTCAGAATACTGGATTCTTCCTGTTATTCAAACAAGGAAGCTTGGAACTTGCAGATTTTTCTATAGATGTTCCAACCACCAACGAAACTGTAGCAGTTGACAGTGCCAATATCAATAATGATGATATATGGTTATTCAGTCTAGGAAGCAGCGGTAATCAATTGAATCAATGGACGCAGGTTTCCAGTTTGATTGGAAACAATATTGCGTATAACAGTCTTACACAAAATATCAGAAATATCTACGCTGTTGAAACCAAAGAAGAAGACAGAGTCGATCTAGTATTTGCTGATGGTATTTACGGAAACTTACCACAAGGTGCGTTTCGTGTTTATTATAGAATCAGTAACGGCCTAAGTTATACTATCGCTCCTGCAGAACTAAGAGGAATCAATATCACGGTTCCTTATATTAACAAAAGCGGACAGTCACATACATTGACTGTGGGATTAGCTCTGCAATATACTGTGGCTTCGAGTGCTGCATCAGAAGATATTGATTCAATTAGGACTAATGCTCCTGCTGTATATTACACACAGAATAGAATGATCACCGGAGAAGATTACAATCTTGCGCCGTTATCTAGTTCTCAAGACATATTAAAAATTAAGTCTATAAACAGAACATCCAGCGGCATCAGTAGAAATTTTGAAATACTTGACGCCAGTGGAAAATACAGCAGTATAAATGTATTCGCTGATGACGGATTTGTTTATAAAGAACAGATAGAAAGTCAATTAAATTTTAAATTCACTAGCAGGATTGAAATATTAAATTTTATTAGACGCAGCGTTGAACCTATTTTTACTGATACTGCTGTGTACAATTTTTATATTACTAAATTTGATAAAATTCTTTTTACAGATTTAAACAGTGTTTGGCAAAGTGTTACAACAGATGTTAACATGGCCACTGGATATTTTAAAAATGTAGTTGACAATTCTCTGTTAAAGGTTGGGGTATATTCCACCAGCAGCTTAAAATACCTTGCACCGGGTGCATTAATTAAATTTATTCCGCCTAGCGGATACGCCTTTAAGAAAGGCGAGTTAGTATTGATTGACTCTAACGACTCGGAACAGACAGATAGATTATGGACCAAAACTGTTAGAATAGTTGGCGATGGAACTAATGCTGGCAGGGGAGTGTTAACCACGGGATTAGGGCCTGTGACATTTAGTAATCCGGTACCAACCGGAGCAATAGCGAATCGAATCGTTCCTAAATTTGTTAACGATTTGCCCACAGCATTAGAAACAGAAATGGTCAATCAAACGTTCCAAGGATTAAACTTTGGTCTAAGATTCGATGTACCTACATCTACATGGAAAATAATCGCAGCCAGCGATTTAGATCTAGTATCTAATTTTAGTCTAGGTAAGGCCGGTGACACCACAAACGTTAATTTAGATGCATCTTGGATATTGGCATTTGTAAAAGACGTAGATCAATATGTGATAAGAATTCGCGGATTAGATTATGTTTTTGGTAGCGTAGAACAAAATAGATTTTATTTTGATGCCAATGAAAAACAATACAATGACACGCTAGGGAGAGTAGTTAAAGATCAAGTAAAAGTTTTAGGAATTAATAAATCCAGTACAGGATCAGCTGTGCCCATAGGCACCGATTTTACTTTTGAAATTGATGACACGATTAAATTTGATGATGGGTATGAAAGTTCTATAGAAATTAAAGTGGCATTTTCTGATCGAGACGATGATGGTGTTGCAGATAATCCCGAAGCTTTTGAACAGATAGTAGGTTTAGATACACAATTAAATTATTTGTTTTTTAAAGAAATAATCAACGAAGATGGTTCGCAGGTATATCAATTAGTGGATAATTCAGATAATCTAATATTAATAGTTGAAAGAGAATCGCTGATTACAATTTCTAACTATAATGATGGGCAATTGATATATTTTTATGATTCGGCAGAAGATCAAGTTAAGCGTGTTGATAAGACAACTAACACATTGATATTAGAAAGCACATACAAGGGTGTGGTCGGTCGAGATAATCTCAAATTTCAATACGTACACAATGCTAGTATTGATAGAAGAATTGATCCTAGTGTAAGTAATATTGTTGATATTTTCTTGTTGACTAGAAGTTACGATTCTGCATTTAGAGCCTATTTAATAGGCGGAACAGACACAGAGCCAGAAGCACCCAACAGCGACAGTTTAAAAATCAGCTTTGGTTCTAAATTAGACGCTATCAAATCTATCAGTGACGATATCATTTATCATTCTGTGAAATACAAGGTGTTGTTTGGAGCATTAGCAGATATTAAACTCCAGGCGCAGTTCAAAGTAGTTAAAAATCCAACCAGAACTATTAATGATAATGATCTTAAAGTACGAATAGTTACCGCTATTAATGAATTTTTTGATATCGCAAACTGGGACTTTGGTGATAAATTCTATCTTAGTGAATTAACTACCTATGTGTTAAATCAAGTGGCTCCGGATATTAGTAATATAATAATAGTTCCAAGACAGACCAGACAGTCATTTGGCAGTTTGTTTGAAATACAGAGTGGCCCAGATGAAATTTTTGTCAATGGTGCCACAGTAGACGATATAGTGATAGTTTCCGCGATAACTGCATCAGAGGTTAGAGCACCCATTGAAAGTGTAGTAAGTGACACTTCACTTACTACTAATAGAAGTATAATCGGTAGTCAGGCGGTGGCTTTGGGTACTAATGATTTATAAATCTTTAACTATAGCGAACAATATATAATTATGGCAGATAAATTTCCAAAAAGTGGCTTACCGATCAGAAAAACAGTAGACCTGTTGCCTTCGATATTTAGGTCAGACATTAATGACAAGTTTATGTCTGCGGTGGTTGATCCTTTGGTCCAACCAGGATCGTTAGAAAAATTAGTAGGATATATTGGTCGTAGATATGGTAAGACATATCTTAGTCCGGATGTCTATTTAGATTCTGACAATACACTAAGAAGTAGGTACCAATTGGAACCAGGTGTGATTGTTAAAAAAGACGACGGCTCTGTGGAAAAATTTTATGACTTCATTGATTTTAAAAATCAATTAAAATTCTTTGGCAATAATGACGAGCGTGATAATCTAATAACATCACAGGATCATTACAGTTGGAATCCTCCTAAGCACTGCGACAAATATGTAAACTTTCTTGAATGCTATTGGATACCAGAAGGTCCTCCTCCGGTTGATGTCTTTGGACAACCTCGCACAGTAGGTAGTCAATACGGTGTTAAACTAGGTGTAAATTCATTTATTCTAAGCCCAGATGGTTATACCAACAATCCCACTCTAACGCTGTATCGAGGTCAAACCTATAAGTTTAGAGTCAATTGTCCCCAAGAAGGATTTGTGATTAGGACCAACTATGATACTGGTTCTCTGTTATTCAATCCTAACAGAGCCTATGCCGCAGGTCAATTTGCTGTTTACGATGACAAATTGTGGAAAGCTAATAGGGATATTTTACAAGGTGATGGCAGCACTATATCCTCAGAAAGCGGCGATTGGACATACGTAGAAAATATATCCACAGGAACTGCACTTGACTATAACAACGGTGTGACCAATAATGGCGTTGAAAATGGTTTTATGGAATTCAATGTTTCATACGATGCGCCAGATGTGTTATTTTATCAAGGTAAAATAACGCCAGACAGGTTTGGTCGTATCATGATCGCTAACATCGAATCAAATACTTTTGTTGATGTCGAAAAAGAAATCATAGGCAAAGAAACATACACCAGCGGTAATGGAGTCAAGTTTACCACAGGACTGATTGTGGAATTCAAAGGCAACGTAACACCGGCAAAATATGCCACAGGTCGGTGGGTAATTGAAAATGTAGGGGTGAAAATCAATGTAGTCAACTGGGACGATTTAGTTATTCCTAAACTAGCAAAAACTGTACCAGAAATAGTTTTTGATAATGGCGGATTTGACACAGAACCTTTTGATGATGCCAGCACATATCCCACAGAGCAAGATTATATAGTTGTAAGCAGAGACAGCATCGATCTCAATCCTTGGACACGATATAATCGTTGGTTTCATCGTGAGGTTCTAGAATACGCACATCAGTTGCGAGGAGAAGATTTTTCTGCCCCAGAAACCGCTAGAGCGAAACGAGGAATCTTTGAATTTTTACCAGGTATACAATTATTCAATCATGGACGTGTTGCAAAACAAACAGTCGACTATATTGACGATTATACCACAGATGTATTATCTAGTATCGAGGGCAGTGCAGGATACAGTATTGACGGAGAAACACTGTTTGAAGGTGCAAGGATTTTAGTTGTTGCAGATGAGGATGAATTAACAAATAACAAAATTTATCAAGTACAGTTTATTATTCACAACGGCAAAAAACAAATTCATCTAGCTGAGCCAGCAGACAGCGATTCAGAAGAAGGTGAATGTGTACTAATTCGACGCGGTGAAAAAAATGCAGGACTAATGTTCCACTTCAACGGCACTGCATGGGTTAAAAGTCAAGAAAAAACCAAAGTAAATCAAGCTCCCCTATTTGATGTATACGATGCTGATGGAGTAAGTTTTTCAGATCAGGATAGATATCCTGAAAGCACTTTCGCTGGTACTGAATTAGTAGGGTACAAAGTGGGCACTGGTAAAGTGGATTCTAAATTAGGATTCCCATTGACCTATCTCAATATCAACAATATCGGAGATATGGTGTTTCATTTCAATTGGGACACTGATACCTTTAGATACAGAAAAGATAACGAGACAGTGACTCAAAGAATAGCCACAGGATTTTACTATCTAGACGATTCTGGCGGATACGGTGGTTGGGGTAATGGATGGATTGATACTTCTAGAAAATATTTGATGCCGTTAATTGACAGCATAATAATATCCGAACCTACTAATACTATTACTCTTACTATTATTAATTGGGACGAAATAGCCTTCGATAGTGATTATGAAATTAGATTCTATCTCAACGGCGGAATATTCAAAAGTCCATATACAAGAGATTTTAACAAATTTATTTTCAGCGAAAAGACATTTGAAGTCAATGACATCATATCCATTAAACTAGTAACCGATGTTGCACCCGATACTGGATACTATGAAATACCCATGGGCTTGGAAAAAAATCCGCTGAATACACCCGTATCAGAATGGACACTAGGGCAAGCAGTCGATCACTTAAATTCCGGTCTTGATTTTAATCCCAACTGGTCAGGTGTGATTCCTGGACTAAACGATCTGCGAGATATACCATTAGATGAATTTGGAAAACCATGGAATACTTATAGCACCAGATTAATGCATCATTCTGGTATAGCACCGATCGCAGTGAGTCTGCTATGCGATAAAACAAATAATGTCATCAAGGCTCTGCAGTATGCTAAGAAATCATATACCAGCTTTAAAAATAATTTCTTAGATAGGGCAACAACATTACCATACAACGACAATGTCGCAGATTTTGTAGATGATATTATCGCAGATCTAACTAGAACAAAAACCATAGACAGTGCATTTGCCGACAGCGACATGATTGGCAGCGGAGCTTATACCGCTATCAAATATATTGTAGAAGACACTGGAACAAATACATTTGCGCTTTCTGCAAAATTTTCTTTGACAGAACTTAGTCGACGAGCTGTATATGTTTATATCAATAATCAACAATTATTGAATACCAAAGACTATGAGTTTAACGCCACATTCGGTTTTGTGATCATTAGCAAAGCTCTAGAGATTAATGATATAATTGAGATCAGAGAATATGTGTCAACAGCGACAAATTATATTCCCACAACACCAACAGCTATCGGTCTGTATAAAAAATATACTCCTATGCAATTTGTTGATGATACATATCTAGAGCCAAAAACAGTGATACAGGGACATGATGGTAGTATCACGTTTGCATACGATGATTTTCGAGATCAATTATTATTAGAATTAGAATATAGAATATACAACAATATTAAACAAGAATATAACGAACCTTTGTTTAGCATTGATAACGTTGTTGGCGGTTATTACGGAAATGCGTTATATACCAAACCTCAACTTGATGCAGTAGTAAACCAAGAATTTTTAAAGTGGATACAAAACACAAATATCAGTTATACCGCTAACACAACATTTGATTCAGAGAACAGTTTCACCTATACCTATACTAATATGACTGACCCAACAGGTACGCAGAGCTTGCCTGGCTATTGGAGAGGAGTATATAAATGGTTCTATGACACAGATCGCCCACATCGCTGCCCTTGGGAAATGCTGGGCTTTTCTCAAATGCCAACATGGTGGGAAGATGAATACGGGCCAGCACCATATACCAAATTCAATTTAATCTTATGGGAAGATCTGCGGGACGGTATTGTTCGTCAGGGTGATCGCAAAGGTATCTATGACAGATATAAACGCCCATCATTGATGTCGCACATTCCAGTTGACGGTGATGGAAAACTTTTAAGCCCGTTGGATTCAAATCTAGCCGGAGACTTTGCATTAATCAATAATCAAGGATCCTTTATGCTGGGAGACATAGCTCCAGTAGAGTATGCTTGGAGAGCCAGCTCAGAATGGCCATTCGCTATTACCATGGCTATGTGCTTAATGAAACCATTTGATTTTATTAATGACAGTCTTGATAGATCTAGAGTTAAATTAAACAAACTAGGTCAAACTGTGCATAAAAACACAGATCTCTTTATCACATTAGATGACATAGTGATGCCTGTGTCTGGTGGTGATCAAACTGCTGGGCTGTTAAATTATCTTGCAGATTATGCTAAATCAATAGGAATATCTCTAGATGAAGTTGAAAGAAAAATAAAAAATATCGACGTGAGATTGACCACTAGATTAAGCGGATTTGT